GTATTTGTCATATTGATACTTCCAGCCACTATCGCAAACTGCATAAGACGAGAACACATCTAAGGTATTAACGTAATTTACAATTGCACTAGCAGCACCTTGTGTATTTTGTGTGTTGGCTAGATCTGGTGAGAAGAATGCAATACAATCTTTTCTATTTGTAGCGGCATCTACTATCTCTCCAATAACATTTGCATCAGAATTTCCTGCCATAAGCAATGAAACATCGATCTTTTCAGGATCGTATAAGTTATATGATATTGCATTAACGATCGCAGATGATACATCAGCGTTATTGCCTATTGTACCATTTGTACCTCCCATCAACATAATACTATTCACACTAACGTCTAATCCAATTGGATCAACAGAAGTGTTCACATATTGTTCCAATACTGCTGTTGTAGTATTGCCCCAATTTGCTGTATTTGTTTGCGGGATGCCTAACCAGTGAATATATTTTGATTTGCTATAGATTACATTTTTGTAATAGTTGCTTGATCCATCTGGAGCTGTTGCGTCAGAAAGAACAGATAGGCTCTGATATTTTTCTAGAACCGTATTTGCATATCCGCTGATTGCGCCAGTTGCATCAACAACCATAATATGAATCTCATCATTAACATTTCCAGCAGCACTAGGATTCAACTGAGCGACATATGGGGATGTTGTTGGGGCATAATCGAATTTGCGAGCAAATTCTGTAGTTGGGGTTGACCCTGCAACATCAGTAGCCCAGTTATTAGCAGACCAAACAATAACTTGTAGAGAATTACCGAGCGATCCCATGTATCTTGCTGCCCAAGGATTACCAACTTCTCCGCTTCCTTGAAAATAGTTGTCGAAATAGAAACTATCATTTGGAATAGGAGGCGAAAGAACTCCACTAGCAGTTGCATTATTTGCATTGTGCATTTGCGCTCTAACAACCTGAAGATTGTTAGAATATGATAGGAAGTTGGCAGCTGTAAAGAATGAAACAGCTGTATTATTGTCTGGGTTGCCGAAAGTATTATTCAACTGAACTTCGCTTGATATTTGAACTGGAGTGTTTGCTGGACCCCAATTAAAAACACCTGCAAATCCACCGATTGAGGTTGAGATTGCTGGTACAGAAGTTGTCAAATCGACTTCAGAAACGGCGACGCCTGGTGAAACTTGAATTGCCATATTATTCTCCTAAAGATATAGGCGGAGTTTTGTTATTCTTTTATATTTATAAAAACCAAATGTTGTAGGTTAGCTCAACCAATTTCGATAGGTTGATGCTATAGAAGGATCATCCCCAGCCTCAACTGTCTCCCAGACCATTCCCTGACTGTGAAAATATTTGGGATTTTCAATCAAATCTATAGATGTCGCAGGTAAAGGAGGCAATTCATCATCAATCTGCCTCATTTTCTCTTCATAAAGTTTCTTTCTTATATCAAAATTAGTTAGATCTTTGAAATAAGCCTGAGAAGTCAACCAAGCAAATAATACTAAACACATCGCCAAATCGTCATGAGAACCTTCCTCAGCAGCATAGGTTCCGTCTTTCTTTAATATAAAAGTCGATAATTCTTCAATTATATTAAAATCTTGAACATTCAATCGACCATTCTCAATAACTTCTTTTAGAGCATTACATCCTTGTCGTTTAACTCTTTTTGTAGTTTTCACACCAAGCTGTTTTGCTCTACCTTGAGTGAGATTGAACCTACCATTAGATTCTTCACCGTGGAACATATTATCATATTCCAGATCACTGAATGTAATATCCGCAACCTGTGCTCCAACGTCGTTGTTCTCGATCACCAAGTAAGCATCATTATAGTATTTAGCTGATTGTACAATTACGTTCGGGAAAAGCATTGGAGAAATTGTATTATTTCTATATTTTGCGACGATTTTAAATGGCTCAATAGAAGTATCGAAAGTCACGAAAGCTGAATAATCCAATCCCTGTCCTCTAGAAGCATCGACAACAGTAACGTAAAAGTGACCTTCAATTGGTTCCTCATATATTTCTAGACCATCTAACATCTTCCTAATTGGTCTATCGAAAGTTAAATTCTTAAGAGCAGCAGCACTAATCAAGGTTCCAGCACTGCCCAAGAATGATGTTTCCATTTCTTGAAGATACTTCTGTTCGCCAAGAACTTTTTTCTGTTCTAGTGCCCATTGCTCAGTTCTTCCTGGAACTTGACGCCAGTTAGCCTCAATAGTTCTAAATCCATTAATCTTATCCTCAGCCTCCTTCCACATTTTATAGAAGTGATTCATACCATTAGGAGTAGAAGAAATTAGAATTTTAGATTGCGTACCTGAGGTGATTGTTGGATAGACTGAGGTAAAGAATTCTTCTGCGACATTATTAGGGACGAATGCGAACTCATCAAGATATAGGAATGAGATTGTATAACCACGGGCAGCAGACGATGATGTAGAGTCAGCCAAAATCCTACAATTATTTTCAAGTTCAATAGAACCTTTGTTCCATTCTTTCACGCCCTGTTGTAACCATAAAGGTAATGCTTCATAAGCAAGTTGAATTCTTCCTAGAATTTCTCTTGAGGTTTTAGCTTTGTTAGCTAGAATAGCGACAAACTTATCCTCATTGAAAAGAACATACCAAAGAAGATAAGCCACAACGGTGGTTGTATTATGACTCAATATTCCATTTGTATATAATCTATGATCGTTAGAATTAACTGTCAAATCAAACATGTTTGATTCTTTATCAGTTTCATACACACTAATTACAGTTTCAGGACCATTCTCAGTTAATATTTTTGTACTATTTGGTTTAAGGTTTTTAATAAATGTTTGATTTCCATAAGCATCAAAAACTATATGATCATCAGCGCAAATTAATTTTTTACCACTTATCGTTTTTACTACCCATTCTTTATATTTAATTGTTTTATGGATATGTGTAATTGGAACCCAACCAGAATCTGATGAGACTTCCCAATCAGAAACATTAATTGATCTTACAAATTTTCTTTCTACTCTGTCAGAAAGTTCAGACATGCTCGAATTTGAGATTGGGGATCTTTGTTGTAGTCGTGTTCTCTCACTCTTAGTATTAAAAAATTGTCGTTCATGATCATTTTTTGTCTTGCTTCTTCTTTCTTTTTGTTCGCTCGAACTCCATTGTGCCAATAATCCCCATCGAATTCTATTATTTTCTTTTTCTCCAAATCTATAAAATCTGGCATCACCGTATTTCCGCTGCTTAATTTCAAACGATATTCCTTGTTCTTGTACTGGTGCATATCTGGACGCTCCCAAGTTGCAAAATAAACTGTTTCTGAAGAATAATCTTTCATAATTTGATTGAATAGCTTTTGTGAAATTTTTGAATAATTTTGTTTCTTGAAGTTTTTTAACCACTTTGCTTGTCGTTCTGCCCAGATTTCTTTTCCTATTTCCTCCCCATGCTCTCGCACACACTTCTCCAAAGAAAATGTTGATTGTCTTTTTGAAAGAAGTTTGTTGGCTAATTTTTGATTGCCGTTTGTTTTCTTTAGCCAATAATCTAGCGTTGTCGTGCAGTTTCCATTTTTCTTTCTTTTTTCCATCCCCTTCTTGAATATTTCTTCTTGCCTCCCACCCTTGACGAATTTTTCGGAAAAAGGAGAGAATTTTCCTCCATGCTGGTATGCGGGGTTCTTCGCGCCTTGAACTCTCTCTGACGCTCTGTTTATTAGAAATTCCGAAACCAAGGGAGTGTTGGGATACATCTGAGTATATTCCAAGGTAGTCATCTTGTGTGTATTTTTTATGTGAGAATGAAGTTGACTCATACTCCTCTTGCAAATCTGACACTCTACTGATGTATTCATAAAATTCTCCTATAGTCGTTTCAAAAATCTCACCACTTTTGGTGTTTCTTATTTTAACTATAGTATTTATAAAAAAACACTTACCGACCTGACGACCAGCCTTTACAATAACGAAACGATTATTATGAATATTCTCAATGGCTTCTTTCTGGAATGGATAGAGATCAATTGGAACGAAACCTCTATCGAGCGTTATAATCTTGACATAGTTTTGAGCAAAATAAACAGGATCATCGCGACACTTAATATATTCACGAACATCTTGCTCAGTTAATGAAACTGGAACCCCAACCTTTTTAAGATGAGGATTGCCCAGATAGCTGCTTTTCTTTTTAGTCGCCATTCTTTATCATCTTTAGAAGTTCAGCAGTTGAGCCATTAAAAATAACTGCTTTGTCAATATTGACATTAGTTTCTTCTTTGGTTTGATTTAGATCTGCTTTAGCTTTTTGAAGGCTGACCAGCTTGTCTGTCAGATCTGCCACATTTTTAATTAAATTTCCAGCTACTTCATATGCTCTGGGATGTTGCATTTCATTGGCAACTTTGAGTGCATTATCAACAGCAACAGTACCTTTATCTATCAAACTATAGAGATTAGTTCGAACATGTTGAATGTCAGATTCAGCTTCATCTTCAGCACTAACAATTTGGTATGCTGGTTCTTCGATCTTTTTCTCAATTGGAAAAACATCAAGAGCTTCTGCCAAAGAATCTTTTTCTTCTGTTAAATCTATTTCCATTTTGGTCCATCAAA